CCTGTTGAAGAAGTTGCTGTTACTGTTAGCGCATCACCCACAGAATACCCATGAGCAACCGATGTAGTAATAGTAACAACATTGCTTGTTCTGACAACATTAGTAATTGTTCTACTAGCTTTAACTACAGAATCTAATGATAAGTCTGATGCATCTAGCCTAAATAACTTAGTAGCACCACCAGCAAATACTATGGTTGCATTTGCTGTTGTTTTAGCAGCTACAACATTGTTTAGGTTCTCGGATGCTGCTGCCGAATAGTCCTCTGCTGCATTGATAGCACCATAACCTACAGCTTTAGAAAAGACATTTTCTGCCCTTTGTAAGCCATTGGCTAGACCTGGCTGATCTGGAGTCCACTCCCCGAAAGTTATTCTACTTATTGCCATTGTGAGTTTCCGCTAGATATATTTGACCAAGTTGTTACTGTTGGTGTTGTTCCTGTCCAAGTCTCTGAGCCTGCTGATGCAACAGTCCATACTGTCGCACTAGGTGATACACCTGTCCAAGCCTCTGTTCCTGCTGTTTCGTCTGTCCAATTATCGCCTAGGACTCTGCCAAAGCAATTAACTAGAGTTATTCCGTTGACTGTAGCTACTGCGCCATAAATGGCTATAGGGTTTGCTGTAACTGTTGCAAAGCACTCTATTGAACCTGTACCTTCAAACTCTACACCGCCAATAGCACTAACTGTAGCTGTTGCTAAGATACTGCCTGCACCTAGTCTTTCTCTGATTCCTTCTGCGACTGCTGTGCCTGTGGCTGAAATAGAGCCAGAGCCTGTTCTAGTCCTAACAGCGACTGCCGATACTGTACCAGTTGCGCTGATAGCACCTGATCCACCAAATATTCCAAATCCATTAGCGAGGATCGTTGCCACACAGCTAACAGATCCAGAGCTTGTTCTAATTCTGATTGATTCTGCACTTACTGTTCCTTGTGCTACGACTGAGCCTGATCCACTACGGATTGCAAAACCACTTGCAGTTACTGTACCATCGGCTGTTATAGAGCCTGATGAGGTTCTTGTTCTTACTGCGCTTGCTGATACTGTGCCATCTGCTGTTACTGAGCCTGCACCTTGTCTTGTCCTAATACCATTAGCTGATGCACTTGCATTAGCTGTTACCGAACCATCACCATACAGAATACAAGTGTTAGCTGAGTTCCATATTGGATCGTCAAACGAGACGAGTATTTGTTCTAGTGTGCCAAACTGATCGATGCTATCAATTGAGAACGCACCACAGTAATCAGCAGGCATATCAAGCCAATGTTACTGTCAGACTTGCTGATGCAATCTTAAACAAATCACCTGTTTCTATGGTCTTGGATGCATCTAGGGCTGTGTGATACAAAAGGTTGCCAGTAGTAAGTGCATCTAAGATTCCAATGTGGCTGACTGTTCCCCAAGTAGAAGTACATTGTGGGAAGGTAATGTCAGCAGTCGTGGTAGATACTCCGTTACTAGGCGCACCAAAGGTAGCTGATTGGCGAGCATACGATCCACCACTTACCTCTGTACCTGATCCAGCATCTGTAGGATCGCTTGTATAGAGACCAACATAGACTGTTGTAGGAGAGGTAAAGGTTGTTGCTCGTAGAGTTGCATTGATTAATGCGTTCTCTAGGTAGTTTGACATTTCAGCCATGATATTTCCTTATCGTGAAGTTACGCGCATTTGTAATGGGACACCCGAATACTCGCTATTTTGGTCTGCATCGGATATGTTTTTGATTGCTCTGTCGTACAGGGTTGCCCATGTTTGACTTCTTGCATCGTTAATTAAGTATGGCTCTGCTTCTAAAAGAGAGGCATAGACGAGAGCATCTGGATAATTAGCAAGAAATACATTGCTTGCATTACCAGTAGACAATACAGTAGGTTTAGCATAGTAGAGGATCTCCAATGTGTACGCTGTATCTGGCTTTGGTGCTAACTCAAACTCAGTTGCCAGGATTGTGTAATAAATTGGTTTGCCACTCTCGTCTGCCGGAGCATCCCTAGTAAACAAACTAGGAGACATATAGGTAACTGGGTATCTTGGGTTGCCTTGGATATGTAAATCTCGAATCTCTAAGAAATCTGTTGGTAAGGCTACTTTGCCATCACCACTTACTGTTAATGCTGTAGCTGACTGTAACATCTGCCGAGTGCGTAGGTCTCTAGCCATGCGTAGCTCTGCAAAGCTAATAAAGTCGGGGATAACCGATGTTAGGTCAGATCGACCTAAGTAGTTAGCCACCGATGCTTTGAGATCGGTAAAGTTTGTATAAGCCATAATCTCTCTTACTCTTTTGGTATTTCGATGTTATCCCAGCCATAGACATACTGCCCGATGTGCCGGATGCCTTTCGATAGATCGTGATCTACCCAAGTATCAAATCCTGCGTCTTTTGCTTTAATGCAGAAGTAAATATCCTCACCTAGTATTTTGTTGTTACCAAGTTGCTCAAAATAAAAGTAAGGTTCTTCCATTGCCTTAAATACTTTTGTCTTAACCAACATTACTCCGCAGCCAATGCCATCAGCTTTACTGATTCCTGACATTGCGTTGGAATAAATAGGAAACCAATCAACAGATCCATCTACTTCGCTTATCTTGAAGTTTTTGGCTGTCGGTTTGACAGGCTCAGATCGTGTTGTCGCATTGACTCCGATAATATCCTTATCGTGAGCCATGAGGATCTTGAGTGTGTCCTTTGGAAACCTCATATCAGCATCTACAAATAACAGATAATCTGCTTTTATTTCTAGTGCTGTTTTAACTAAACTATTGCGCTGGTCAAATATTAGCGTTCCAGCACTCGTAAACAGGTCTATATCGTGTTTTGTGGTCTTAATGGTATACGCACACATTGCCACCAAATCAAACGCTGTAGCGACCTCCATTTGCCCTCTAGCAGGGATACAAATAGCGATTCTCATACCTCACCCCCTCTGGTTCTAAACACCCTGTTATCGGGGTCATTTAGCCATTTCTTGAGGGCTTTAGGGTCTTGGATATGAAAGCCACGCATAATGCCTTTAGCGTTCAGATCATTAATAATTGCTAGGGGTAATTCTGCTATTTTGTTCTTTGGGTCAAACACTTCGCCTGACCATCCTGTTTTGCCAGGATTGTTGTTGTACTGCGCTTTTGTATGCTCTGCAAAATCCGTTAAGTCGGTCTGGGAGTGGATAATAATCCCACCATCGCCATCCGATAATGCTGTACGAATCTCACCATCTACAGTTTCTAAGTATTTCTTCACAGTTTGATCCACCTTTCAGGAATAATGTCGCTATCGTCTAGCCCATTGGTGAACCACTTTTTCGGTGCTACTACTTTGTTTCCTTTAGCAAGCCAAGCACCCCACCATCCATACGAGCTATTCGCTATGATATGGTTTTTAAAGGAAGAAAGCAACGCTAAATCTTGCACAGGATTGCTACAAGGCATGACCATATCAGCCCATTCTAGGTTCTCTACACACCACTTAGGGTCATCTGAGAAAACCACAAAAACGCTGTTAGGGAAGTTCTTTCTAGCCTCCCTATAGTAAGCCTCATCCAACTGTACGAAAACATCTGGTAGGCTCAAATAATCGCCCCTACGGACTGTTACTGCCACCATGTTATCGTCTATCTCTGCCTTGGGTAAATAGAACTCCTTGCGGATCTCATCTTCTACACAATCAAAGTATTTCTCTGTCTGCCAGTAGCCCACCATCATTCCTGATTTGGTGATCTCTTGGTAACTATGTTGTCTTTCCTTTATTGACTCCGCAAAATTATCTGTTACATGAAACGATATAGGGAAAACACCTAGTTCATACTGTCTATTTTTGTTTACTTCATAAAATGTTGTGTTTAACTCTAGGGTTTCCCCTAATGTCTTAGCAACTGCGTATCCTGCTGCGTATTGGAACATCTGGTTGCCCAGACCTCCCATAATGTAAACGATCATAGAAAAGAGGGTAGATTTTGTCTACCCTCTATTCTACTTATTATCTACTTAATATCAAGCAGATAAATCAAATGCGCCACCATGAGCAGCTTCGTTGCGAACTTCCAAGGTTAATTCAGCCAAGATTTGCTTCTTGTCAGCATCGCCAACTTTAGCAATATCATTGGTCTGGAATGGGCGGAGGTACGCTAATGCTGCATACTCAGGATCGAGTACGAGAGCATCACGAGTACGCATAAAGCGGTTAGGAACGATCTGCAATACACCAAAGTCGGACTGATATAAATCAGCACCGGCTAGGATGGTTGCTTGACCATTCGTAGGTACTTGATAGCGTTGTGCAGCCAAGCCAGTAAAGCCTGATACTGTCTGCTTGAGAGCAGGCGATACCATCAATACGGAAGGTGTGCCACCGCTTACGAATACCTTGCTGATAACATCTTTAAGGATGGTCTCAGTAAAGGTGCGAGTTGTACCATCGGTACGAACTGAAACACCAATAGTTGTTGGATCAACACCAGCAGTCGTACCAGCCGATTTGTTTGTATTTGTCTTAATGAAAGACAATAACGAACTCATCTTACGAGCAGTTGAACCAGAAGATCCTGCTGCTTGAGCTTGGTTAGCACTAATGATGGTCTCAATGTCGCGCTTGATTTCAGCAGAGGCTTTAGCCAACTGATAAGCCATCTCAGACTTACGACCAGCAAGGTCAGAAGCCAAGAGAGT